AAGCTCTTTCCACTCGTGCTTAAATCGGTATGCGCCGACATTATCCAAGGCGAGGATGATAAACCAAAGCGCAATGCGCTCTCTGCGTGTCAGGTTTGGCAGCGGGTCACTCATGCCTTGCCTTCTTCCATCTCGGTCAGCTTGGCCTTGTAACGCTCGATGCGCTCTTCAAGTATCGCTAGATCGGTGCTCACATATGATGGACGCACGCCCTGATGGCGCATCTCCATCTCGTCACGCTGCTTGCGCCATGAGGCAATGCAGTCTTTGAGGTCATTGATTTCTTCTTGCTTGGTCATTTCATTTCTCCTTATGTTTCTAGAAAGTCGTCTGCTGTTTCTGCCCAAAGTGTCATGCTTGATCTGGACTGGCCCACTCGATTGTATACATCCGCTTTGGCAATCTTGCCTGCGTTGTAAAGGCGAAGAGCTGAATTACCCACTGTCTTCGAGTCAATCCCCAAGTCCTTGGCGAGCTCTGATGTGCTGATGTATGAGCCAACGCATATTGCCTGATACACTTCACCATCAATCTTGTTTCTCATTGCTTCCTTGGATAGCTCAAGATCAGTAGTCTCATCTGGCTGCTCCAACTGGTGGCTCTTAATTTTTACTGCAATGTAAGGCGTTGATGCTCGCTGACTTTGCTGTGGGTTGATCGTGATCTGCGCTTCAACCGTGTCGCCAGTCTGAACGCCTGAACCTTTGGCAAGGAAAGGTGGAATAAATACCTGCTCTCCCTCTTCAGTAATACCGAATGCGAATCCTCGTGGGTGCATGTTTGAGATAATCATTGTTGTCATTTGCTTTTTGCTCCTTGCTTTGGTTTGGTCCATGGCGGAATTACCAGTGTGACCTTTGGTTTTTCTTTGCGGTATCTATCTGCCGTTGAAGTTGCGACTGATAGGCTTGCCTCCTGCGTCATTGGTCTTGATCTGTTTCGATGTGCAGCCATTGGCTTGTTGTGATTGGGGTGCTTCTTCATTCGTCTGGAACCCAGTAAGCCCAGCGACGATGGTTTGTTTCGCCGCCAATGCACATCTTCCTCTCGAACCTGCCCGACATATAAATGCGCTGAAGCAATGAGGTGACTGACTTCAGGTTGTATCCCATGTGCTCTGCTAGATCGGCTGCTGTTGCTGGCTGAATGCTTTGAACGTCACTGATCAGTTGCTCCATTCTCTCCGCTCTCTGCTCTTGCTGTCGTCTCACTGCTTCCTGCTTGGCCTCGAGCCCAGCATTGTAAGAGCGGCACGGCAGTGAAGGGCGAAGCTTTCTAACGTGCTGCTTCAGTTCAAACTCATAGAGGCAGTATCCATAAGTGATTTCCATTTTGATCTGGCGATCACTCT